ATTCTTGCAAATACAGAACAATTTAATCAACAACTTATTCAAGCTGAAGAAGCATTACAACAAGCTAAAGTAAATGCGGCACAACAAGGATTTGCGGTATTGTCAGCACTTGCAGGAGAAAACGAAGAATTACAAAAAGTTATTTTTGTTGCATCACAAGCATTTGAAGCCGCACAGATTGCAATTCAAGGTACAAAAGATATCGCACAAGTTAGAAGTGAACAAATAAAAAGTACTACTCAACTTGGAGCACAAGCGGCAGTATTAACAGCAAGATTGGCGGCAGGTGATTTAACAGCGGCACCAGCTTTAGCAACAGTTCAAGGTTCTATAGCCGCAGTAAATGCGGGAGCAACCGCATCAATAGCCGGTATTAAATTAAACACTGCAGCGGGTGTTGCAGGAGTTTTAGCAGCAACTATAGGACAATTAAAAGCAGCTAAAGATACGGGTACAACACCACCCCAAATTAGTGGAGTAGGTGCTTCAGCACCATTAGGTGCGTTACCATCATTTCAAACATCTCAAGGTGAAGATGTGTTAATTGGTGGAACACGTTCACAAGAAGTTACAGGTGGTGGACCTATACAAGCTTATGTAATTGCAAGTGACGTAACAACAGCACAACAAGCAAATCAACAAATAGAAAACCTTTCAAGATTATGATTGACGAAAAAATAGATAAGATAGTAGAACTTGATATTGACGACGAAGAGTTGACAGATGACGTATTTGACGGAACTGGTGTTGAAATAGTTAGTCTTGTTGACAGACCAGCAATTCAAGCAGATTTTTTATACTTCAGTGAAGAAGAGTTTGTAGAACCAATGATTGGTGAAAAACATGATGACTATATGTCACGTTGTATTGGTGTAGAGATTGGTGAGGGTAAAGACCAAGACCAAGCTGTTGCAATTTGTCACAGTAAGTGGGAAGCAGTACACGGACCTACTGAAATGAAAGAAGAATTTGAAAGTTATAGTGACTATCCCAAAGCTGCAAGAGAAAACGCTTGTAGAGCGGTAATACACGCAGATGAAGAAGGTTGGGGTAGTTGTGGAACTGCTGTTGGTAAAAGACGTGCTAGTCAGTTGTGTATGGGTCAAAATATTAGTAGAGACACTATTGCAAGAATGGCTGCATTTGAAAGACACAGACAGAATAAAGATACCCCTTATGATGAAGGTTGTGGTAAACTTATGTGGGATGCATGGGGAGGTGACGAAGGTATTGCATGGGCACAACGTAAGTTAGAACAGATTGACAAAGAAGAGATGTCTAAACACTGTAAAAAAGATAAAGATGGTAAGTGTAAGAAGTCTTATTATACTGAGGAAGAACAGAGAGCTATTTTAGACTTTGCTGAAGACGATAACAATGGTGTTTATATAGGAAAGGATGACTTGTACATAGATATGACTGTAAACAAGTTTGCAGGAGTTGGTGATGTCATCACAGCTATTCGTTCATTAGATGTTCTCAAAAGATTGTCAATCAAAAAAGATAATCCACCTGAAACCTATTGGAGATATACAGGACCTGCAGCACAAAGAGATTTCTGTAGAGCAATGTTGAGACTTGCAAATTCAGGTAAGATATTTACAACCGATGAGGTAAATAAAATGTCATCTTTAAACAGAGACTTCGGACCTAGAGGTAATTCATCATATTCTAAACTCCAATGGAAGGGGGGACCTAACTGTGTTCACTATTGGACTAAATTGGAGGTGTTTAAAGGTGATACAGGTAACAAGGTAATCATTGCATCAAATAGAGCAGATAATGCAGCTGAAGAGAAAGCAATGAAGTCTAACAATGGTGTACAACCATCACCACAAGGTGCAACACCAAACAATGCATTTATCAAGAAAAGAAACTTTGCATTAAGTATTGATGAAGAAAAGAGAATGGTGGTCGGACCTCTTATGATACCCAATAAGATGATATTACGTAGAGATGAGGAAGGTAACCCATTCTACATTTATTTTTCAAAGAAGACCATTAGAAAGATGGCTGAGAAGTTCTTTAGAAACAATAAACACAACAATACCGATGTTAACCACAACGAGAACATTACTCAGGACAATACATTGATAGAAAGTTGGATAAGTGAAAGTATTAAACATGATAAATCTTATAAGTATGGATTTGCATTACCAGAAGGTACGTGGTATGTTAGTTATAAAATTAATGATGATGAAACGTGGAACCTTATCAAGTCAGGAGAACTTAAGGGATTTAGCCTTGCTGGTGGATTTATTCAAAGAATGAAACCAGTAGACCCTGAGTCTACACTTAATGATATCAAGGATATATTGAAAAAAGTTAAAGAATGATAAAACAACTTATCAATGATAAAGTTATACTGTTGAACACGGGGGCAATCACAGTATCATTCATGGATATAGAAGCTATGTTAAAAATACTTCTATTATCTGTGTCTATAATCTATACCTTAATTCGTCTATATAAGGAATATACCGATATAAATGACGAAAAATAAGGTTTTTATATTTGTAAGTAATAAACCCAAAAAAATATATTAACATGACTGCACAAGAAGCACTTTACAAAATTAGAGTTATGTTAGGAGTAGAGGATGCGATTGAGGAAACATCTCTTGAAACTGAAACAGAGTCTAAGGAAGTAACACTTGCTGAAGCTACACTTGTTGATGGAACTAAGGTCAAGACCGAAGGTGAATTTGAAGTTGGAAAACAATTATTTGTTGTAACAGAAGATGGGGATATCCCCGCTCCTGAAGGATTACACGAAACTTCAGAGGGTATCATAGTAGGTGTTGACGAAGCAGGTATCATCATAAGTATAGAAGAACCAGCAGAAGAAGAGGTTGTCGTAGAAGAAAAAGAGGAATTCGGCGATGACCTTGTAAATCAGATTGTAGGAGCACTCTCTCCAAAGATTGAGGATTTACAAAAACAAATAAACTCTATTAAAGGAGAATTTCACGAATTCAGAGATGGTCCTGCAACTGACAAGATTAGAAATAATATCGGAGCGTTAAACACCGCCGAGAGAAATATTCACGATGCAAGAATGCAAACCATACTTGAAATGAGAAAGCAATCTTTTAAAAAATAAATTAAAATTAAAAATAAATAATCATGGCTACAGGATTTGATGTTACAGCTATTGCTGGTTATATAGACCAGGAGTCTTTTGGACTAATTTCAAAGTCTATCTTAGAAACCAACTTAGCTCAATTTATGAATGTCCGTGTTGGACTTCAGGGAAACTCAGTTGACATCCCATTGTTAGATACTGACTTTAATGTTCAGGATGGAGCAAATTGCGGATGGAACGCGTCAGGTGATACAACTATTTCAGTTGTTCCAATGACATTAAAAAATAACAAGGTAAACGTTGTTCAGTGTGTTCAAACGTTGAGAGATACTTTCTTCTCACAACAGTTGGCTGCAGGAGCTTACAACGGTGGTACTTCTATTCCTTTTGAGGAGTTGTTGGCTGACCACTTCGTAGGTAAGTTGAATAACTACAATGAGAACTTCCTAATCAATGGTGACGGTGCTTACTCAGGTTTGACTGACATCTTAACAGTTGCTAACGGAACTGTATCAGGTGCTACAGCTGTTGCATGGACACCAATTACTGCTGTTGATGCGGCTCAAGCAATGTATGCAGCTTTACCAGATAAAGCTTACACTCAAGATGACTTAATCTTAATCTTGTCACCTGCTAACTACAGAGCGTTAGTTTTAGGTATCACACAAGAGAATTACTACCACATTGAACCAGGTTCAACTAACATCTTCGTACCAGGTACACAGGTGAGAGTTGTTGCTTCATCAGGATTGGTAGGAAGTGAGAAGAAGTACATGGGTCCACAATCAGCTCTCTTCATGGGTACTGATTTGACTTCAGACTTTGAGCAGTTCAGATTGTGGTATTCACAGGATAACGATGAGATGAGAGGTCTTATGAGATGGAGATTAGGTGTTGCTGTTAGTGAACCTAACTTATTCGTCGCAGAACTCTAATAAACTAAGAACTAAAAAATAATAGATATGGCATGTGTTTTAAATACCGGTACTACTTTAGATTGTCGTTCATCACTTGGTGGTGTTAAAGCAGTATACATCGGTTCAACGACAGGACAAGACATATCTATCACAGCAACTACAGGTGTTGCAACAGCTCTAACCGCACAGGGAGGAACTATTGATATTACATCTGTGGCTGACTTAACAACGAACGGTATGTTTGAATTCCAACAACCAAGACAATCAGCTTCACTTAGTGAAACTGGTGCGTTTAGTGAGGAAAACGGCACAGCGTTCTATACATCAGTTCTTAGTTTTGTTGTCAACACTTTAGAAGGTGAGAAATTAAACACTCTCAACATCTTAGGACAGAACACTAGACTCGTTGTAGTTGTCAAGGATGCTAACGATAGATATTGGATTTTAGGTAATACTTCAGGTGCAATTGTCACTGCTAGTACCAGTGAAACAGGTACCGCATTTGGTGACCGTTCAGGTATCACCATTGAAGTAACAGGGTTGTCACCGCAACCTATGTTTGAGTTTAACATTAGTTAAACTTAGACTTCATTATATAATTGAAAGGGGGGAACGTAGTGTTCCCCTTTTTCTTGCCATTTAATGCATAAACTATATTTATGGGTGTAAAACAAAGCAAGATATGGTATTTAACTTTGCAGATGACAGTAGAAACCTTGTTTTTTATAAAGGTAGTAGTAGCATAAGTTACGAGCAAGATAACTATTTTTTATTCTTTAAAAGCAAATTCAATAACAAATATTTAAAAAACATTACTCCACCTTCGTTTAATGAATGGGATGGTCAGATGTTATGGATTAAACTAACTAAGGTTGATGATAATGACACGTATGTTAGTTTTAGTTGGGATAGTAGTAATATAGATGGTTTTGGTACAGCATTACCGTCAGACTTTAACAAAGAAGATATTGGAGGATATTATGATTTAGAAGTAAGAGGTAGTAGTTTTATACCTGTATTTACAAAACCACTTATAACACGATTATGTAAAGTTATAAATGACTTTACCAATGTAATAGATACAACAAATAAAGCAACCCGTATACAAGAAGACGGGGCAGAATATACATATTATAGAGAATGAATAATATTAAAGTAATAAATTTATCGGCAATTGATTTACCTACATTCAAAGAAGTAAGGGGTAAAGATTGGGTTAGTTATGGTGAAGATAACTTATACCCTCAAAAACTTATTGAACTATATCAGTCAAGTGCAATTCACAATACTTGTGTCAACTCTCAGTTGGACTCTATGGTAGGTGAAGGTATTGAAATGATTGGTGATGAATATGTAAACAGGGATGAAGAAACCCTTGATGACATTTACAGAAAGATTAGTTATGATTTCCTATTATATGGGGGGTTCTCACTAAATGTAATATGGTCAAGAGGGGGTGATAAGATTGCTGAGATATACCACTTACCATTTGACAAAGTAAGGTCAGGTAAGATAAATGAAGACGATGAGGTTACACATTATTACTACTCTTCCAATTGGGCTAATACACGTAAGTATAAACCAGTAGAATATCCTACCTATGACAAAACAAATACTAAGGGGGAAAACGCATCTCAAATCTATTACTGTTACCAATACTCACCAGGTGTTGACTTATATCCTCTACCTGATTACATCGGTGCAGTCAATGACATTAACCTTGATGGTAGAATATCTGTTTATCATAACAGTAATATTTCTAATGGAATGTCACCAGGTCTTATCATTAATTTCCCCAATGGTGAACCATCTCCTGATGAGATGAGAACTTTACATAGAGATTTGAATGAAGCATTTGCATCTGAGAACAATGCAGGTAAACTCTTCCTAACCTTCTCAGAAGGTCAAGAATTAGCTCCACAGATATCAACGGTAGATAGTGCTAACGATGACTATTACGTGGTCTTAGAAACGAGGATTGCAAGTCGTATCTTATCAGCACATAGGATATCTTCTCCCAGACTTGTGGGACTAACAGTAGAAGGAGCAAGTGGTTTAGGTAACAATGCACAAGAGATGGAAGTAGCTTATGTTCACTACATGTCTACAGTCATTGAACCAAAACAAAAAACAGTAAATAAGAACCTTGAAAAAATATTAAGTGGTATGGGTATGAATGTATCAATTAAAGTAATACCATCAACATTAGACTTTCAACAAAACGTAGAATTATGAGTAACGTAATATTTATATCAGAAGCAAGATTAAAGAAATTAACAGCAGTACATGACAATGTTGAACCACAAGAGTTAACTCCCTTTGTTGTTCAAGCACAAGATATCTACATACAAGATATTTTAGGTACAACATTCTATCAAGCATTACAGACCAAGATAACTAACGATAATGTTACAGGTTATTATCAGACCCTTCTAAACGATTATATTGCACCAACCTTAGCAAACTATGCAGTTTACCTTGCAT